GGGTAGTTCTCCGCAGCACGTCATCGAAAACCGAATCAAGGAGATGGTGACACGAATCAGCAGCAATCCGTCAGCCCATCGGTGCGAACTTCACGCGGAGTTCTGCTACAAGTGGAACTGCCACTGGGCAACCGTTGACAGAATTTTGCTTCGCGCACGCGCGTACCTCCTGGAGCAGCTACGGCGGTCCAAAGAAGATTTCCGGTGCGAGTCGCTGGCCTTCTACCAGTCCAAGCTCACGGACCCCGAGGCGACGACCTCAGAGCAGCTACGCGCCCGGCAGCGGATTGATGAACTGCTGGGCCTGGACGCCCCCAAGCAGACCGAGATCAGCGGCCGGGACGGCGCGGCCTTGAGCACGGCCCCCATTGTGACCATCATTGCCCTGCCCGACGATGGCAGCTTGGAGACCCCAGGTGAATGAGGTCGAGCGCCACATCCTCAAGCCCCAGCCCGGCCCCCAGACCGAGGCGTTAAGGTCAAGGGCGGACATTCTGATCTTCGGCGGCGCGGCGGGTGCGGGGAAAAGCTACGCGCTGCTGATGCAGCCCTTGCGGCACCTTCACAACGGGAAATATTCGGCGGTGATCTTCCGGCGCAACTCAACGCAGGTGCGGAACCAAGGCGGGCTTTGGGACGAGTCGAATGAAATCTATCCTTTGACCGGGGCGACAGGTTTCTCTCACGCGATGGAGTGGCGATGGCCTTCTGGCATGACAGTTTCCATGCGTCACATGGACCATGAATCGGATCGGTTCAGCTACCAGGGGATGCAGACCCCGCTGGTTTGTTTCGATGAAATCTGCCATTTCACCGAGTCTCAGTTCTGGTACATGCTGGGGCGCAACCGTTCGATGAGCGGCGTCAGGGCGCGGATTCGCGGGACCTGCAACCCGGACCCGGACAGCTTCGTGGCGCGGCTGGTGGACTGGTGGATTGACCAGGAGACGGGCTATCCGATTCCAGAGCGGAGCGGCGTGCTCCGATGGTTCGTGCGGGACGGGGACGGGCTGGTCTGGGCGGATTCGCGTGAGGCGCTGTGTGAGAATCATGGGCCGGAAGCGGATCCGAAGTCATTCACGTTCATCGGCGGGAACGTTTTCGACAACAAGATTTTACTGTCGAAAGACCTGGCGTACCTCGCGAATCTAAAAGCCCTTCCGCTCTTGGAACGGGAGCAACTGCTCAAAGGCAACTGGAAGATTCGACCATCGGCGGGAATGTATTTCCGGTCGGAATGGTTTGAGATTGTGGACGCGGCGCCGCGCCCGTTCCAAACCCGCTGCCGGTTCTGGGATCGGGCGGGCACGAAGCCAAAAGGGGGCGGAAAAGCGGATTGGACGGCGGGCGTGCTGGTGTCCAAGGATGCGGTTGGACGCTTCTTTGTGGAGGACGTGGCGCGATTCCAAGGGACTCCGGCGGAAGTGGAGCGGAGCATGTGCGCCCTGGCTTCCCAGGACGGGCACCAGACGATTGTGGGGTTCATGCAGGACCCAGGCTCGGCGGGGGTCGCGGAAAAGGATTATGCGGTCAGGGCGCTGGCCGGCTACCCGGTGCGGGTGATTGCGGCGTCAGGCAGCAAGGAGGTCCGGGCGAAACCAGCCTCAAGCCAGGCGGAGAACGGGAACCTCAAGCTGGTGCGGGGACGGTGGAACCACGATTTCCTGCAAGAGTTGGTCAATTTCCCGGAGGGCGGTAACGACGATCAAGTGGACGGGTTGTCCGGCGCGGTCGGGGTGCTGGCGGCGGGCCGAAAGATTTTGGTGGCTTGACACCTTGGGCAGCGGAGGGGCAAGGTGGGGGCGTGACGTTCCGTTGTTTGGAAAATTTTCGCCCGCCGCGGCCTCCGCTTGACGGGGAGCGTCACAACTTCCGAATTGCAACAGGTGGCGGCGGGCAAGGCTCTCAAGGCGCTCGAAAAACCCCAGTCGGAAGCCCGGAAGTTGGCCAACTTGAAGCAGGGAATCTCCCGAGGGCCTAAAAAAGTCCCTCGGGGAATCATTGGCAAAACCGCAAAAAGGTCAGCGCGGCCTTGGGCGTGTCACCGGACACTTTTCGGAAGGCGGAGGCGGTGGTTGACGCGGCGGAAAAGGACCCTGATTTGAAGCCGGTGGCCGAGGAGATGGAACGCACCGGAAATGTGCATCGCGCCTACGTCAAAATTCGCCCACCATCGGCCCCGATTCTGGGCGTGGTCCGGGGCCAAAGACCGCCCCCGCTTCCTGACTCTCGCCGGCCCCCCTCGAATGGCGCGTTGAAGGCGGCGGTTTTTGGGGTGGTCAACGACGTTCACGACTCCATGCTGGGACCTTACGGCAGTTACGATTCCCGAACCGTCAAGGCGTTCACCCTGGCGGTGCTCACCAAGCTGGAAAAGGTGTTGTGAAATTGAACATCCCAATGCAGCGGCGGATCGTAGGCTGGGGAGGCATGGACCCGCTGTGCCAGGTGTGCGGTCAGCCGGCGGTGACGCGATGGAAGAACAGCCATGACGATCTGGTAGCGGCTGCCTGTGCTGAACATCGGCATGAAGTGCAACACACTCTCAAGCTGCGGCGTGACTTGAGCGCCGGGAAACCGGACCCCGTGAAAAACCGGGTGAACGCCGCACCTTACCCATGAAAATCACGATCACGATTGAACTGGATGATGACGGGCGGATGCCCCGCGTCCACGTTCGGCAGAACGGCCACGCGGAGAAGGCCCCAGCGGAACCGAAAGCGCCGGGGACCGTGAAGGTTGCCGACGTGGCACCTCCGCCGCTTCCCGCTGAATCGACACCGGACAAGCCGACGACCTGCAAGCCGAACTCCGGGCCGCAATTTGATCCCGGCTTCCTGGCAATTGTGCGCGATGAGTGCGAGCCATTCACGCGCCGCAGCCTGGCGGTGGCCAGCGGCTTGAAAGTCGAGGACGTGACCCAGCGGTTGAACCGGTTGTCACATCACGGCTGGGTTGAACAGCCTGCTCCGGGCCTGTGGCGCAAAACCAAGACCTGGGCGCAAAAGCAATGAGCTTTGACGCGCAACTCCGCCTGCAGGCTGGCCGGTGCCAGTGGTGCCAGCGGCTCATCCCGGTGGCGCTCCTCACCCGCGATCACCTTCACCCGCGCAAGAACGGGCAGCGGGAGCGCGGCGGCAACGACTTCGTGCTGTCTTGCGAGCCCTGTAACGCGGCCCGGTCGGCATGGACCATCGGCTCCACGCGGTTTCTGCGTTGGGTCAGGGGTGTCATCAACGGCAAGGCCCCGGCGGACGCGGCGCGGCCCATCCGCGATCGGCGTAGGCGGCAGACGGCGGCGCGGCTGAAAAGGATGGCTTGACCACCATCGGCTCAATGGAACTGGCCGCGATGCACTGGCTCAGATACCAAAAGGGCTGTGCGCTGATCACCTTGGAACGGCAGCCCCGGCATGTTGCATGGTCACGGCCAGACGCCTTGGGCCTCACGGTCCAGCGGGAACTTGTGGAAGTGGAAATCAAGCGGACGGTGGCGGACTTCAAGGCGAACGCCAAGAAGCGGCATGTGATCTTACGGAACAGTTTCATTGACCGCTGGCCACATTGGTTTTATTTCCTCGTCCCGAAGGCGCTGGCCCCGGCTCTGGCGGATTTACGGCCGACATGGGCGGGGCTGCTCACGTTCGACTCACGCAACGGGCAGGTGGTGGCGGAGGCCCCGGCCCGGAGGAACATCGCGGCCCCCCGTCTGTCATTGCACGAGTGCGTGAGGATGGCACAGTTGCAAACCCAGACCCTCATGGGAGTGGCCACGGCGGCGGCGTACTTCCGGGCGGCATCTTTAAGGTTGAATTCCGGGGAATAGGGGACTACAAGGCGAGTCATGTTGAAATGGCTTCATTCCCTTGCCTCCCGAATTGCAAGCGCGGCCCCCGGCCAAAAGGTTACGAGCATCAGCAGCGTCTTTGACGGTATTTTGGAGGGACGCCCATTGTCGAAACTGTCCGATTATGAGTCCTATCTCAAGGCGGGCACGCGGAACATTTGGGCAACTTGGAGGGCGTGCGATGTCGTGGGGAAGGTGTTGCTGGACATCCCGCTTGAAACCGTGAGGCGCGGCGGGGACGGCACGGCAGTCGTGAACAAGGAACTGGCAGCCATCCTCACGCAACCCAACCCAAGGTTGAGCATGGCCCAAATGCTTTACCTCTACGCCTTTCACGTGAAGCTCACGGGCAACGCATTTTGGTTCAAGGACGAGGTCAACTACAACGGGGACCGGCCCCGGAGCGTGTGGCCATTGAATCCAAGGCGGATGAAAGTCGTGGTGAAGGAACGGCAGGGCGTGACGGGATACCTCTACCGGATCAACGGGCTGGACATCCCGTATGAGGTCAACGAGATCATCCATTTCAAAAACCCTCACCCCGACAATGACTATTACGGGCTGGGGGACATTGAAGCCGGGGAAGACTTGTTCAACGACTTCCTCAACCGGGAATCCTACGCCAAACAGTTCTGGAAGAATGGGGCCAGCCCCAGCGGCTTGCTCGTGTGCAAGGACCAGATCACGGATGAGGTCCAATGGGAACAGGCCAAGAAAAAGTGGCAGAAGGAATACGGGGGGACCGGCAACGCGGGCAAGACGGCGTGGCTCACGGGGGAGTGGAGCTATGAAAAGCTCGGCTTGACGGCGGTGGAAATGCAGAGCATCGAAAACGCCCGATTCTCGGTGGAGAACATCTTTCACATGCACGGCGTTCCTTTGTCCGTCGCGGGCTTCAAGGAGGCGGCGAACTTCGCCACGGCACGGGTGGATGACCTGATATTCCGGCGCTACACGGTGAAGCCGCTCATGACATTGTGGCTGGCGGGGGTGCAAGAGGGGCTGGTGAAGGGCTTTGATGCCAACTTGCAAATCAAGGCGAACGTGTCCGGGCTAACGGACGTTGAGGCGGTGGTGTTGAATTGGGCGCCTCTGTTTGATCGTGGAGTGATTTCACTCAACGAGCTTCGGGTGATGGCGGGGCTGGCCCCCAAGCAGGATGACCCGCTCTTTGAGCAGCATTTCATCAACGCGGGGCTGGTGCCCTTGGAGCTTGCGGGCGTACCGGCGGCAGGGGGACCCGCTGACGCGCAGTCACGGGCCATTGTGGACCGATTCATTCAAGGCACACTGGCCCGGCCCGGAAACGGGAACGGCGAGCGGGAAGCCTTGCATGACCATCAACGCTAATCGCATGGTTCGGCTGGTGGCGGGCAAGGCGTGGAAACCCCCGGAGAAATGGACGGCGGCTTCATTTGCACGGGAGGGGCGTCACATGATTGCCACGCTGGCACGGGTGGCGAAGATCGTGACCCGGCAGCAAGCGGCCACCATTGCCCGGACAGCCTTGAAGGTCTTCCGGGAGCAAACCCGCGAGATCACCCGGAGAGGCGAGGAGATTGGGAGGTTGCGGCGGCAGTTTGGCATTCGGGCAATGGAGGAAATCACCGTACCGGGGGGCGGGCGTGAGTTTCTGGACGCCTTGGCGGAGTTCGCGGCGGCGCACAAGCTCAACCTGACAGGGGAACTGGTGCCCCCGATACAGAGTACAATCGGCCAAGGCTACTCCCGAACGGCCCTCACGCTGGGGCTGGACCCAGTGGACACGCAGTTCAACCAAGGCATCGCAGCCAAGGCGCGGCGGGTGGCAGAGCGGATTGTGGACATCAACGGCAGGACCCGTGACCGCACGGAGGAACTTCTCAAGCAATACATGGCGGAGGGGCTTCACCCTTCCGAGATTGCGGCGAGGCTCACGGCGGACATGGACGCCTACAACAAGACGCGGGCGCTCTGCATCGGGCGCACGGAGGCAAACCGGGCTTGGACCCAAGGCAGCATTCAGGCCATCAAAGAGCTTGGGACTTGTACACACATTTCGGTGATTGGCTGCGAGAGCAGGGAACCGGAACGTTGGGACCAACCGAGTTATCAGGAATACATGTACCGGGGGGAATCAACTTGCAATGCGGAGGATGTGCCCATTGCGGATGCTGAGAATCTGGTGTTTCACCCGAACCACTCGGCAACCATAGTGCCGAGCGTGTTCTTGGAGGACCGGGCGGAGCAAGTGCCAGTGACGCCCCCGGAGGAAACCGAGACAGAGAAGGCGTTGAAGGCGCTGGTGAGAATGTCGGCTGGGGAAGCAAGGTTTGAAATGTCGATGCCAAAGGTGAGCGCCTTGCTGACGGACTCCCCCATTCTCACGCGGCGGCTGGAATACGACTTCGCCAAACGCGCCACAGTGCAACCCGTGAAGTTGGATGGGGTCTTGGTGAAGGAAGGAACGAAGGCCCGGACGGCGCTGGTTGAGGCAGCCATCAAGGACCCGGCACAGTTCTCCGGGGGGCTTGACCCGGCCACGGGGCAGATCAAGGCCCCGGAGGCTTACCGTTACAACGGGGCAGTTGTCGTTACGGATGGGGCCTCGCGGGTGCAAGCGGCCACGCTGCTCAAGCGATCCTCAATCAATATGCGGGTGTTGGACGTGGACGAAC